TCTTACGATAGGTAGGTTATGGCCTACACAGCCCTCAATCTGATAACCGACGTGTTACTAGATATGGGCGTTATAGCTGACCAAGAGACCCCCACTGCTTCCCAGAGCGTGGGGGCATTGGTTAAGCTGAACGACCTTATTGAGTCATGGAATCTTGACCCTCAAAAGCTATATGGGGCGACCGAGTACATCATTCCTTTTGTGGCCAATAAAGCAACTTACACCATAGGGATTGGTGGGGACTTAAATGTTGCCCGTCCTAACGGCACTTATGCAGCTTTTGTTCGCAACACCAATGCAACACCATCGCAGCAGCAAGATATTCCAATTACTGTTTTAACTGACCAACAATGGGCTGATATTCCTGTTAAGGGCATGACTGGAACATTCCCTTATGCGGTATGGTTCAACATGACCAACCCATTGATAACGGCTCATGTAACCCCAGTTCCTACAGGTTCTAATTATAGCTTGGTATTTTGGGATGCTAACGATAACGCCACGCTTGCGTTAAACACGGTGCTGGATTTGCCACCTGGATACAAACGCGCCATGAAATACGGTTTGTTTATTGAATTGGCTGCTGGGTATCAGATTCCAGTTCCTGCTAGTATTGCAGGCCTTGCTATGTCATCAAAAATGGCCATTGACCGTCAAAACCTTAGCATCAATACTTTGGAAACCAGCGGAATGACTCGTTACGACATCTTTAGCAACACTCTAAGGAATGTGTAATGGACGCGGGGGTGGTAGGCGGGTCATCACAGCAAGCCTCGCTGCCATTTAATGCCGAACGCACGGTGAATATGTACGCCGTTCTTGACCAGCAGGGCAAGAAACCAGCCTCACTATATGCGCGGCCTGGCAATGCTGTTTTTGCCACCTTGGGTTCTGGGGCAGGTCGCGGTGCTTTTGCGGCTACCAACGGGCGTGCATTTGTTGTTTCTGGCTCTCAATTATACGAATTATTGGCTGGTGGGACAGGGACTGTACTAGGTAGCCTTCTTACCAGCTCTGGCGACATTACGATGGCTGAAAATGGCGTGCAGTTGGCCATTTGCGATGGGGTTGACCTGTATATCCTGACTTACGCTACAAATACGTTCCAGCGCGTTGTAAATCCAAATTTGCCTAGTGCAGCAAGCGTTACGTTTCTTGATGGGTATTTTGTTGTCAATCGTTCGTTTACAAGTGGGATATTTCAGATTTCCGCTCCGTTTGATGGGCTTAACTGGGCGGCATTAGATTTTGCTAGCGCTGAATCATCGCCAGATAGTTTGTTGCGGGTTGCGGTTGTGTTTGGCCAGTTGTTTTTGTTTGGTGATATTTCTATTGAACCTTGGAACAACACGGGCGCAGCAACATTTCCATTCCAGCGGGTAAACAGTTCTTCGCAAATATCGGTTGGTGTTGCTGCACCCAGCACTATTTTGGAATTAGACAACACTGCATTTTGGGTTGGCAAAGACAAAAATGGTACTGGTGTTGTTTACAGGGCAGACGGCTATTCTCCGAAACGAATTTCTACAGAAGCGGTTGAATTGCGTTTACAAGCCGCCCCATCAATATCGACGCTAAAAGCTATGGCCTATCAAGAGGCTGGCCATACGTTTTACATCATCACTGGCGGCGGTATGGAAACCGCACAAGTCTATGATGTTTCAACAAATTTATGGACAGAGTGGTCGTATTTTAACAGTTCAGGCAATTATGAATTGCCGTTAACAAATGATTTATTTTATGCTTTCGGCAAAACTCTTGCCCTGGATAGAGCATCTGGCAAGGTTTATGAGCAATCATCAAAGTATTACTCTGATAACGGTGAAGAAATAGCGTGCGATAGGATTTTTACTCATATATTTGATAATGGCAATCCGTTTTTAATTAAGAATCTTATATTGAATTTTGAAACTGGTGTTGGCAATACAACTGTCGAAAACCCAAAGGCCATGCTTTATCTTTCTAATGACGGCGGCAGGACGTTTTATACTTACTATGAAGCATTTATGGGCAAGGCTGGCGAGTTTCTTTCCAGGGTGGTTTTTTGGCGTTTGGGCAGGCATCGGCAATGCACGTTTCGCGTGCGTGTGACGGATTCTGTTAAACGGGTGATAACGGGAGGACAATTTAACGTATGACCGCAACGATTGCCCCCATTGCTGATAAAGCTCTTGATGACAGCGGAAAGTTCCGCCCGTCGTGGATTGTGTATTTTTCCGAAGTAAATCGCGGTGATGTTGGCACAACATGGACACCAGTTATTACAAACTTGACCGCTGTTGGCACGCCGACCATCACGGGCGTGTATTATCAAAATGGCGGGTTTACAGATTTTGCCGTTAAAATTGTTCCTGGAACCAACACCAGTTCTACACTTGGAAGCACAACTATTGCGTTGCCGTTTACTGTTGTGGCGGACACTGTTGCCAATGTTGTGAATGGTGTTAACGCCGCGCAAGGTGTGGTGAACGCAAGTGCAAAAACAGTTTATCTACCAACATGGTCAGTGATTACTGTGCCAATAACAATCACTGGAAGGGTCAAAAACTAACTATGCTTAAAGATAGTTTTGGTGTAAAGTAACAACGGAGTTTTTGCTATGGATTACAAAAAAGACATCGAAGACATGGAAGACATGGAAGAGTCTGGTCGCGGAACTGATACCGTAATGGGGCATTTGTCTCTTGGTGAAGTTGTTATCCCGCGTGCATTTCTTGATGACCCGCAAGTTATGCAGGCGCTCAAAAATGTTTTTGATTCTACTGGGACAAATATGGCCGAGTTTACTGTCGGCGATAAATCAAACAAAATTAATCCTGAAACTGGCCAACCAGAGTTTTTTTTAAAAGGCTTAAAAAGTATTTTTAAAAGCCCTGTTGCACAAATTGCAGTTCCAATAGCGGCTAGTTTTCTTGCTCCTGGTATTGGAACAGCATTATCAAGTGGACTTGGATTGGGGTTAGGGGCTGCTGGCTCAACTGCATTAGGAGCTGGTGCTCTTGGTACTGGTCTCGGCCTGGCATCTGGTAAAAACATTGGACAGTCATTAAAGTCTGGGGCACTTAGCGGCGGCCTGTCGTATGGCGGCAGCATGTTGGCTGATGGTGTTGGCGACACGGCATTAGGACGCGCTTTCAGTGACGTAAAAGCAGGTGTAGCAGATACAGCGCTTGGCCGTGGTCTTAGTGACATTGGCAGGTCGGCATCTGGAGTGTTTGACAGTGTTGGAAGCGGTATCAATGACCTTTACCAGGGCAGTAGCGTGCAAAACGCCTTTAGAAGCGGTAGTGACTTTTTAAAATCTAGAGGTGTTGATATAGGCGGTGGCGCTGCAACCACCCCCACGGCGGTAGGCGGCGGCGCTTCATCTTATGGCGGCGATTCAGTTGATTCCATCGGGAGATATACAATTGGCGGAAAATCAACTGCTGCATTAAATGAGTCGTCACCTTTACTTTCTGCACTTAGCCCGTATGCCCCAACGGCGGCAACGGCAGCACCTTCATTATCTGCATCAACCGCGCTTACTAGCGCATCATCAGGAGCAAAACCCGTGGCAAACTCTTTTTTAGCGCCCGCTCTAAGCGCAGCACTTGGGTACAATTCAAACCAAGAGGCAGCAGACGCATTGCTTGAACAGCAGCGGGCTAATAGGGCGCTTGTTGGCGAGTCAAACAAGGCCGTTTCTGATGCTTTGCTTAAACAGTATGAAGCCAATACGGCGTTGCTTCAGCCATACGCTGGCGGGTTTGAATTTACCCCTGGCGATTTAACCGCAGACCCAGGCTATCAATTCCAGCTAACTGAAGGAAACAGAGCCGCAGACAGAGCGAACCTTGCCCGTGGAAATTATTACTCTGGTCAGGCGCTGAAAGAGGCGCAGCAATTTGGGCAGGGTTTGGCGGACACTACTTACAACACGGCGTTTAACCGCGCTTTACAAGCCCGCGGTGCTGGCATGGAGGGGGCATTGGCCAATGCTGGCATCAACACCGACTTCGGCAGAAACACAGCCGACCAAGCCATTAGAAACGCTGCCCTTGGCATGGGAATAAACACCGACATTGGCAATATCAATGCCAACAGAACCGTCAACACAAACAATCTTATTAGTGGCGCGTTAGGCAAGATGCTTGGCGGAAGTTCTTTCACGAACACTGGCGCTTTACAAGGTGGAATTGACCTGCAAGAATTTTTGCGTCGCAACAGATTGGGGAGTTCATCTTATGCCAGTTGATTTGGGAGTATTTGAGCGTCAAAAGAGCATTATTGACCAGCAGCAGTTGCAGGAAGCGTTTGACTTAAAGAAGGCATTGGCAATTCAAGAAGCGCAAAACAGTGCCCAGACACAAGACTTAAACGCGCAATTAAAACTTTTGGCATTGCAAAAATCTTTGCTTCCTGAGCAGCTCACGCCATATCAAGCGGCTTCATTGAAGTTGCAAGAGAAAATGCTTGAGCAAAAATCGCAACCTGAGCCGATTACACCATATCAAGCTGCGCAACTGGATTTGCAGCGGCGCAAATTGTCTTTGCCTTTGGGCGGCACTCAAACAATTGACGAAAACGGCGAGCTTGTAACAATGCCCCCTAGGAAGTTAAGCGCAACGGAACAAAAGGCCTTTGACCGTACGAAAAATGAATTGGATGAGCTACAAAAAGCTGCCCAAGCTTTTGAAGCGATTAAAGAGTACCAGGGCAAGCCGATGTACTCAGGATTTGGTGCAAACGCTATAACCGCAGCAAACAGGGTTCCAGGGGTTGGTTCACTTATTGATGACGAAAAAGCATCTAATACAAAAGCATACCAAAATCTTGTGTTAGAAGGCCAGTTTGCAAAACTTCAATCTACATTCCCTGGCAGCATTTCTAATGCTGAACGCGAATCTTTGCAGAATTTGGGGGCATTGGCACAGTTTACCCCACAAGAACAGGCAAAAATTTTGGCAAACTCGCAAGCTGCGATTGAAAGGAACCTAGAAATAACGCGCCGCCGCGCCAGAGAAATTGCCACTGGAGAGCAGTATACAAACGCGGCAAAGCAATCTCCCTTGCCTCCCCCTCCTCCGTTAGAAATTGATGCTGCCGCCGCAAGGGCTGAATTAGCCCGTAGGGCAGCTGCTAGAAAAGCGGGAGGCCAGTAGTGGATTTATCACAGTTTAGCGATGAGGAATTGATGCGGGCGGTAGGCGGTGGAGTTGGGAAAGCTCCCGCTGCTGCTATGGATTTATCACAGTTTAGCGATGAGGAATTGATGAAGGCCGCTGGCATGGATACAGCTGCCCCTGTTCAACCTGAACCCGCCCAAGACACTTTCGGCTCACGCCTACAAGCTGATTTTGACCGCCGCAAAAGGCAGATTAGTGATTTGGCAAATCTGGCTGTTAAGGGCGATATATCGGAGGCTGAAGCGATAGGACGTAGTGGCCTCAAAATGGCGCAGTTGCTACCAGACACCGCGCTTAATGTTTTATCTGAAGTAACGCCAGACTTTATTGAAAAACCTGTTGTGGAGCAAATTGGCAATGCAGCTTCTTATCTTGCTGATACTCGCGCGGGTCGCGCTACGATTGGCGCAATCAATGATTTCAATCAACAGTATCCCATTACGGCAGGGCGCGTCGGCTCCGCCGTTGATGCTCTCAATATCGCTTTGCCCTTCAAGAAAGTCGGGGGTGAGAGTCTTGTCAGTGCATCCTCCAAAGTGGCTGATGCGGCGATAGATAAAACAGGGAAAGCTGTTGGTATGGCTGGTAGGGCGGCTGCAAAAGCACTAACCCCATCAGTGCAAGAAGGATTGGTTGATGTGGCTTTATCCGCCCGCAAGTTTGATATTCCTTTAAGCCTTGACCAGGTGACAGGTAGTCGCGCTCTTAAAAACGTGCAAAAAGTCAGCCAAGAGCTTCCTTTTTCTGGCCAACAAGGCTTTCGTGAGGCGCAAATGCGTGCCTACAATAAGGCATTATTTAAAACTGTTGGAGTGGAAGCCGACGCATTCACACCTAAAAACATGGCACTTGCGTTTGATAAGGTCGGTGGAGAGTTTGACGCAGTGACTAAGGGAAAAACCTTTGGCATCGGCGGTAATTTTATTGATGATTTAGTTGCCACTGCTGAGGATGTGCGGTCACAATATGGTGATGAAGCCTTTAATGCGTTCCAGCGTGAGGCATCAAAGGTAATTAGTGATTTTCAGGGTGACTCCATTTCTGGTGAATTAATTTCGCGCCAGCGCGGTAGAATTAATGCGTTGGCACGCAAAGCTTCGCCTGGACAGAAAGAGGCGTTGCTTGATTTGGAAAACACTATTGTTGATGGCATCACTAGCGGAGACCCCGCTATTGAAGCGGCCTTATCCCAAGCCAAACAGCGTTACAAAAATCTTATTGTTTTAGAGCCTGTTGCAACCAAAGCAAAGGGCGGTATGATTAGCCCTTCACTGCTAAATAACCGTGTTGCCAGCGTTTACAAACGCGCTTATACCTTGGGTAATTCTGGCGATATAGGTGAGCTTGCGCGGGTCGGTTATGAGTTGTTGCCAGAGCTTGGCGGCTCAGACACAACGCAAAAACTCCTTACTGTTGGGGCGGCTGGCAGTATGTTATCAAATCCAGTTAGCATCGCTCCACTTGCCGTTGGGGTAGGTGGCAACAGGGCATTCCAATCTGCTGTCAATCGCAACCAATCTTTGGTAAACGCCGCCATTAAAAAGTCAGAGGCCGAACAATTAAAACGGCTCACCAAGCAAGACTTGCAAGCAGCTTTTGAAGCCAAAAAAAAACTCCCAATGACTGATACATTTCTTGACATGCCGCCAATACCAACGCCCGAACAGATGAAAAAGTTTAGCACTGTGCAAAAAGTTTCTTTATCAGATGTTGAGGGCAATCAAAGGGTGCGTGAGTTTGATAAATTTAACAAGGGCATATTTGCAGAGCCTTTAATTGCTGGTTATTCAGACATGCCTGTTGCTGTAAAGTTTAAAAATGGAAAGTACTTATTGTTAGATGGTCATCATAGAACAGATATTGCTTTGAATAAAGGAAAATCTAATATGGAAATGCGTGTAATAGAAGCCAAAGATTACACAAACATCGATAGAAAACCTATTAAAGAATCTAAATTTACTGCAGAAGATGCAGATATTCTAGAAAAACTACTAAAGGAATAACAAATGTCAGTACTACTTCTCCCTCCTATCTTTCAGTTTTTTGACAATAACGGCGACCCTCTTGCCAATGGTTTTATTGACGTGTTTGCAGCTGGCACAACCACGCGGCAAGCAACGTACACCAGTGCTGCTGGAACTACTCAAGCCCCCAACCCGATTCAGTTAAACGCTGCTGGTCGGCCTACATCTGGTGGTGGGGCTATCTGGGGCGAAGGTTCTTACAAATTTATTGTGCGGGATGCAAATGGCGTTCAGGTTGGTGAGCCGCTGGACAACGTAACCTCGTTTGCTGGGCTTGTGACGGCCACCAATGCCTACGCTGAATTGTTTTCTGGCAATGGCACGCAGACGGTATTTACCACGTCCAGCGCCCTTGGAACTGACCCCAAAGGCTTGTTGGTTAGCG